GTGGACGTTGTTCTATCCCAGGAAACCATCTTATAATAACCGGTGGTCTAGCTGATACCTTAACATTAAAAGAATCTTCTAAGAAATATTTCATTTTTAATATATATTTGTCAACAATATTATAAATATCTAAATTTATTCTAGATAAAATTTCACCACTGCACTGTCTGTTTGACCAATATGAAGCGTCATATGTGCATGTGCCATCTTCTGAATATTGATTTTCCCCGGCATCCATCCATTCAGTTATTGTAGGCAAAAAATCTTGTATAGTTTTAAGGTCTTCTAATTCTACAAAGTTTTTTACAATTTTTATATTTTCTTTCGAATCACCAAAATGTCCTGGTCTTACTAAAGATTCTTCCATTGGTTGTCCTTTGCAAGCTAAAAGTTTATGTGGTATAGTATATCATTATCGCTTAATGATTGGAGATTTAAATGGAATTTTTTCACGTCGGTGCATGTGCAGACAGTAAAGACAACGCTAAGTTTGGCATTTATTTGTATAGGAACGCCATTCCGAGAGAGCTAAATATTCCAGAAAGATTAGAAGCTGCAATAGGCGATAGTACGCATGAACTATTCAAATGGTCAGATGCAATGGTTGGCTATAACGTGAAGATGCCAGATTACAGAGATTGCGTTGATCTCAAAATGAGCCCAAGTCATTGGCAGTATTTAACTCCAGAGTTTGAAGAAGTAAAAAAATGCTATGAAGATGTAGAAGTAAACTTAAAAAAATGTTTGACCCATTACGAATCTTTGTATAATTTTAAGATGGATTATATGGAAGCCATAAATTTCGTTAGATATAATCCAGGCCAACACTTTGCGGTCCATGCTGACCACGGGTTCTCATATACATGTACATTGTCTTCAGTTATGTACTTGAATGATGATTATGAGGGCGGCGAATTGTGGTTCCCTTATTTGAACATAAACTTTAAACCCCAAGCTGGGGATATTGTATTATTCCCTTCCACCTACATATATGCACACTCTTCTTTGAAGGTAAAGAGCGGAGTTAAATATTCTGCCGTTACTATGTTTGATTATAATGATAATAATCACAAGCATGGCATTGGCTATGGTGGTGATGGAAGTAAAATAACAGAAAATGTTGGGATATCTAAAGCGGATAATGTGCCACTAACTTACCCAATGCCACAATAGGAGAGATTTATGGATGATCAGCAAATAAACCCGTTGGAAATACCAACGGTCGAATACTATGACGAATCAATTTACGATTTAAAGCTAGAGTCTTTAGATGGAGAAGATAATATCTTTGAAAAGAATAAGGGCAAAGTTACAATGCTTGTTAATGTTACTGGAGAATGTGCTAATTCGCCGCAGTATGTAACGATACAAAATCTATATGATAAATATAAAGATTTAGGTTTTGAGGTAGTAGCTGTCCCAAGTACAGATTTTTGTGACCACGCATACGGAGAGTTTAAAAATTCAAACGCGAGCCCAGAGTTGATGCGCAGTCATATGAAGGACTTGTACAAAACGGATTTACCCTTTGCCAAGATGGCAGCGATTGTAGAGGATTCGGAAACAGGTTTGCCAGTGCATCCTTTCTATCAAAAAGTTCAAGATAATAAAGATCCTATACAGGGTAATTTTGAAAAGTTTATTATTAGCAAAGACGGCAAAAAAGTAGTTAGGTATTGCAATTCTGATCTACTAGATCTTGCGTATAACTCTGGAAATAGAACAATCAATTCGGAAACAGCCTTAAAAAGTATTACCGAAACTATAGAGCATTTTCTTGGAGAATCAGATATAATAGTTGAATGACTAAAGTTACTTTAACTAAGACAACGCAAGACGCTCCAGAAATACGCCAGTCACGAATAAAGCGTGAGTGGATGGACAACACGTACAACAAGCATGCATATCAGTGCCTGCCTATGACCTACGCAAACGTTTATGGCTGGGAATTAATCTTGCCACAAGATGTTGTTGCTCAATGGGATGGTGGCAATACAGTTCCCAAGATCCTTGAAGGGGCAGAATACAAGGGTAGACAAATAGCTTATGGTGGAATTATCGGAATGGTTTCTTTTTCTACCGGGTGGGCATTTGGCACAGAAGACGGCTATGAAACATCGATAGGCGGTTCCCCTAATTACATGGTGGACGGAGCCTCTCCTTTGTCAGCAATTATTCCAAGTAGTTGGTGGCCGGATGAGTTCCAGATGAATTGGATGATAAATAAGATAGGTGAACCAGTTGTCTTTGAGGCGGGGATGCCATTTATGTTTTTTAATATTTTTGATAGTACAGTTACAAATGATGTGGAATTTAAAGTAGAAAATTTGTGGGACAAACCAGAGCTAATGAATTCTAGACAAAAATATGGTGATATGAAAATGAAAAACAATCAAGAAAATCCTTGGACATGGACAAAGGGAATAAGGACTGGTCTTGACGCAGATGGCAATAAAATCGGGCCAAGCTTTACTGGTCTACCAAAACTGGATGAACCAAGCTAATGAATACAAAAGATAAAGCAATAATTTATCTAGATAACTCTATTAAGCATTTATCTGAACTGATAAAAAATTCAAATGTTGATTCTTTAATAAAAGATGGCAAAGAGTCTTTGTTGAATCAACAAAAAGCATTAAAGGGGATTAAGGATGAATCCTAAAGAAATTAGCGAAGAGTTAATACATGAATTTACTGAGACCATGGATGAAGCTGTTCCAGTTTATTCCGAAGAAGATCAAAACATCGTTATGCCAAACGGTGGAACAACAAGAGAGTATGTTTTGACTGAAGCATTTACAGAAATCAATAAGTATATAATCTTGCCTTTATCCCCATCAATAGATGATTTAATATGAAAACCTACGATGCAAAAAAAGACCTAGAGTATATTAATGAGCAATTATTTTTGTATCTATATATAGTTGGTTTAAATCCTAAAAATGTTGAAGACTACTCAATAGACGAAATAATAAATTCTGCAAGAAATATATCCATAGCTCCTATAAATGAAGTTGAGTCAGGTTCGATGGATCTTTCAAATGATCCTCTTTATTTATTCTTAAAAAATCAAAGAATATCTCTAATTGCAAATATTAGAAGAATTTGGTATATGCGACAGTTGGCGATTGGAGCGATTAGAAATGCAGTATGAGGTAAATTATTTTAACAATTTAGTTAAGCTAATAAAATATAATGACATCGAATCAGTTGAAGAATCTATATCAAAAAGTAAAATTATAAATAAATATCTAGAATCTTTTTCTATAGATAAAAGAAAAATAGCTGCTGGTATGGATTTTATGATTTGGTATTTTGATGTTTTTAGTAAGGAAAGCCATTTTTGGAACGTTAATCCGGCTTACTTCTATGCGGCCAACACCCATGAATTTGGATTTTTGACAGCCAATCCAAAGACTTCACTAATGACACTTCCTGCCTTCAACACCGGCTTAGCTAGATTAATGGAAAAGAAATCAAAGCTTTCTTTATTAAATAATTATCAGTTACATTTGTTTGAGCACTATATAGGTGACGAACCATGGTCTTATAACACGGTTACAATGCAGGATATACAATCTGGGGATGGTGGTTACTATGACTTCATATGTATGAGTATCCACGATATTATTCATGATCCAGGTTCAGTTGTAGATTTTTTTAATTTATTAAACAAAAATGGAACAATGATGATATTGTATACTGGTACGGACCAGCTTTATAAAGATGAGTCAATATATACTGATTTTTATGAGGTCCATAGAAATTTAATTAATATAAAAAATTCATGTGTTTACCACAACCCTACAGGAGCAGCTGTTACTTACGCAGTTAGTTTATAAAAATGATTATCATAGATGATTTTATAAAAGATAAAAATTTACTAGAAGAAATAGAACTGACCCCAAACTTCTTTCCAGAATCAATGGGTGATGAAGAAAAAATAGCTACAGTTCTAAATGGCTACCATGATGAACAATGTGATTGCTTTGCCCCATATATGTTTTGGGATGGTTGGTTGAAGTCTGAAGTTAATACCCCAAGAAAAAGATTGATTAAAAAAATATGGGAAAACAATCTTCCATTCCCAATAGAAGATGTTTGCGGCTTTGAATATTGGACTAGAACTTTCAAGCCCGGTCAATTTCTTGATGTCCACGTAGACGAAGACACATTCCTTTACGCAGATAAAAAAATATTTAGAGGTCCAAGAATAGGCTGCGTATACTATCCGCACACTAACGATGTAGTTGGTGGATTTCTAGAGATGCATCCTACAGCTATATCGGAAGATACAGTCGATGCTTTGGAAAAAGAAAATGTAAATCCTTTGATAGTCCCAATAGAATTAAGGGAAAGAATATCTTGCACACCAAATAGATTAATAATATTTGACGCTGGACACGTGATACACAATACTACTCCACCGATTAAGGGTGTGCGAAGAGTTGTGGTGGTAAACGTGTGGCATAAAGACAACCCACCATCAGCTTTAAAAACTGGTGAATTTTATTATGAATGAAAAAATTGATCTATTTACATTAAGTGTATACAAAACGTTTTTGCAAAACATTGATAATGATAAGTTATTAAAAGAAATAGAAAAATTTGACACAACACCAAACGTAAAAGACCCATCGCCAGCTCATACTTTCTATGAAGATAAGCTGTATCCTTTTGGTCAGCCAGAATCAATGAAGTTAATTGATGAAATAACTAATTCTGTTAATTATTTTACCAACTCAAATATGGCCATGGACTCTATCTGGTCAATAACTTTGGAAAAAGGTCAGTCTGTCTTAAGTCATACACACAAGGTAAATACTCAACTTTACCCGGAAGAATATTATTCTGTGTCATACTACGTAAGCGCACCAAAAGATAGTGCAGACTTAATATTCGTTACTACTCACTGCAATACAATAGAGAGAGCAACTTCAGTTAAAACTGAAACAGGAATGCTATTAATATTTAATTCTTATATTCCCCATATGACCAATAGACAATATTCTGAAGAAAAAAGAGTTGTTGTAAGTGCGAACTTTAGCCCTAAAACACCAAACACTAACCCCAGTGCAGATTGGTCAGAGTATAAAGTTCCAAATAGATAAAAAAATAAGTTTTTAAATACTACTATTAGTGTGATATAATTATTATTTAGGGAGATTTTATGACTGTAACAAAAGAAACTTACAAAGAATTTATAGGCAATATAAAGATTAATGACATAGAGCCTATCATCAATGCCCCAGAAGTGGATTTTGCTGCGGTTGACCATGTTGTTAAAACTAATTTTGATATAATGTTTACTTGGGATTATTCTTTAGCTCGCACACAATTAAGAAAGCTTTACGAAAAAGCTAAGAACAATCAATGGAATGGGGAAACAGCACTGGACTGGTCTATAGATGTGGACATTGAAAAGTCTGTAGCTGAAGACTATGCAAATTTTGGATCGACTAGAGAGATGTCAATCTATAAGGGTAGTCCTGTGGAAAACTGGGGCGATAAAGAATGGCTACAATTTGGCTTAGAGAGCAGAAAGTGGATGATCTCACAGTTCATACACGGAGAGCAAGGTGCTCTGATTTGCTCTGCAAAACTAACGCAGACATGTCCATGGTACGATGGAAAACTTTTTGCCGCAACACAAGTTGTAGATGAAGCTCGACATGTTGAAGTTTTTGCAAAGTATACCAATGAAAAATTAGGTGGGACACTTCCTTTTAACTGGCATATTCAAAGCTTAGTTGATGACACGATTGCCGACAATCGCTGGGACATGACCTACTTAGGGATGCAGATTATGGTTGAAGGTCTGGGCCTTGCATCGATGGCATATATGCGTGAATTGACGAACGAACCTTTATTAAAGCAACTGCTGCGTAATGTTATGGCTGACGAAGCTCGTCATGTTTCATTTGGCATTATCTCACTCAAGGAGATCTATGCAGAAATGTCTGATGCCGAGATTATGGAGCGTCAACAATTTGCTTATGAAGCCAGCATAAAACTTGGAGAGCGAATGTTGCAGCAGGAAGTGTATGAAAAGATGGGGGTTAAGACAAAAGATATAGCCCCGT